ATGAAAATTAGTCAAACAACTATGGATGTATTAAAAAACTTTTCAGAGATAAATCAATCAATCGTAATTAAAGAGGGGAATGAGATTAAAACTATCTCTGCATTGAAAAATATACTTTCTAAAGCGGTAGTCAAAGAAAGTTTCCCGAAGGATTTTGCGATCTATGATCTGCCAACATTTATTGGATTCCATTCTACTATGTTGGCTCCCGAATTTGAGTTTAAGGACGATTGCGTTATCATGGAAGATAAACACGGTAAGGGAAAATATTTCTATGCCGAACCTTCCTTAGTTGTAACCCCGCCCGATAAAGATATTGATATGCCAGATACCGATATTCAGTTTGAATTAAAGAATGATGTGCTTGAAGATATTATGAAAAAAGCAAATGTTCTTAAGCTTGCAGACATTGGATTGAAGTCCTGTCCTAAATCAAAAGGTCTTTACTTGTATGCTACAAATAAAAAGACCGATACTTCAAACGATTATTCTGTAAAAGTTGGAGAAACGGATGGTGAAAAATTTAATATTATTTTTAAGAAAGACAACTTAAAGATAATTCCAGGCGATTATATAGTTACTATAACAAATGGTATTTCTCATTTTAAATATTCAGATGATAAATATGATTTAGATTATTGGATTGCCTTGGAGTCCGATAGTCAGTATAAGTCTAACAATGGAGACAAATCTAGCAGTAAGTGATACCATGATGGCGAATGCCTCCGAGTTTACATCATTAGGAAATAAACAAATAAATATTGAGAGTATGAACTCAGATAGTGCTGGTTTAAATGTCGGGAATGTACAAGTGGGAACAACCGAGTCAGGAATGGCACCAGCATTACCCGAAGTTGGTAAAGGTAGTATTATTGATATTATGATATGAGGTAATAATGAAAGATAATATATTATGGGTTGAAAAGTATAGACCTGATAGCATTGATGATTGTGTTTTACCTGATTCGACAAAAGAGATATTTCAGTCGATTGTTGATTCGGGAGAGTTACCAAATTTATTATTATTTGGTACGTCAGGTGTTGGAAAAACTACTGTTGCAAAAGCTTTATGTAATCAATTAAATTGTGATTGGTTAATGATTAATGGTAGTGATGAAGGACGTTTAATAGATACGCTGAGAACCACTATAAGTAGTTATGCATCAACGGTTAGTCTTTCGGGTGGAATGAAAGTTATTATCATTGATGAAGCGGATTATATGAATAAAGATACTGTCCAACCTGCCCTAAGAGGTTTGATAGAGGAATTTTCAAATAATTGTCGTTTCATTTTTACTTGTAATTATCACAATAGAATTATCCCAGCACTTCATTCGAGGTGTTCTGTTGTTGATTTTAAAACTGAAAAAGAAGATAAACCTTTACTTGCACAAAAGTTTTCTGCAACTGTATTAGGGATATTGGATGCAGAGGGAATAAAGTACAAACCTGATATTGTCGCACAATTAGTTGTTAAGTTCTTTCCCGATTTCCGAAGGGTATTGAATGAATTACAAAAACATTCTGTAGGTGGAACGATTGATGCAAATGTTTTAAATTCATCATCTGACAGAACTTTTAATGAGTTGATGAGACATTTGGAAGATAAGGACTTTAGTAATATGCGTAAGTGGGTTGCACAAAATATTGATAATGACCATGTGCGGTTGTTTCGTCAAATATATGACTCCTGTTCAAAAAACTTGAAGAATCAGAGTGTGCCACAAGCAGTGCTGACTATTGCAGATTATCAATATAAGTCTGCGTTTGTAGCAGATCAGGAAATCAACATGGTTGCGTGTTTAACTGAATTGATGATTAATTGTGAGTTTGCATAATGAAAGATGAATCGCAAATGGGAGAAAGAGAGATATTTGTTGCCGTATTCCATGAGGACGGTAAGGTACATAGGTTAGGTCATGCGAAGATCGGTAAACAAATAGATGATGCTTTAAAGAGAATATCCAAGAGATTAAAGACTAATAAAACTGCGTTAGTTAGACAAATCTTAGAATCTTATGTGAGGTTTTTCGAGGAACGTCAAGCTCTTGGTGGTGAACCTAAGTTTTTCGAGTCGGAAAAGACCTTAGAAGAATGGATTGGTCAGAGATTTGATATGAATGAATTGCAAAAAGAATTGAATGGATTAAATAAAATGATTCAAGATAATTCAAAATCACCAGAGGTTAAATTCTTATCTAAACAATTAGTTGTTATTTCTAAGATGATTCAAGAAGTAAACAAAAACTATATATGAAACATACATATTACTATGATGAATACTATAAGGATGTATCTAAAATTGCAGATCGCTATTCTAAGGTTGCGAATCCGCACGTTGTATCTGTGTATAAAGATTCGCTGCCTTTCGGTGTTCACCTAAGTAATTTGTTAAATTGTGGCTTAAGTATAGTGGAAGTAGATGTTGATGCGAGATGGATATTAAATAATACAGAGGTTGGTAATAGATTATTTCCTCAAATTATTTGTGTTGATTTAGTGTACAATGAAGATGTTTTTAGGGGTATTAAAAAATTACCAGAGTTTGAAAAGAACCCCGATTATTCATTTTATTGTGTATTTGGACACCATAACGATTTAAACGTATTTTATGGCCATGAATTAATTTATAAAGAAGTGCATTTCCCTTGGCATAGAAAGATTGTCCAAAATGAGAGGACGTTAGAATTATAAATACCTCTAGAGTAATTAGTAGAAAGGGAAGAAAATGGACAACAAAGAAGAATCAGATAAGTTTGATAAAGATGGTAATATGTTTATTAAATTAACTATTGATGATTCTGCATTGGTAGTTCGTGCGGATGGCAGTATTGAAATGATTTCACATGATCTGGAAAAAGCAGAGGGTGGGTATGTTGGAGATGTCGAGGATTTAAATAAGACATTTTCTTTGGTACTTGCATTAGCTACCGCTTTGGAAAATGAAGATTTGTATAATCGTATATTTCATAACTTGAATATGGTATTGATGGCGAAATGGGATGATATTCCTGATGACATAAAACAAGATATAATTCAGAAAAGAAGAAATACAGCTATTAATCGGTCTGACGAAGAACGAATAGAAAAGATGAAAAGGGTTGAAGAATTCCGTCAAAGAATGAATAAGTATAAAGATAAATTTCTTGATGAAGAAAGAAGAAAGTTACAAGAAGATATGCAAAGAGAAGCAGAGTTCTTGGATGAAGTCAGGGATGAATTTGCAGACCCTCAAGAAATTCAGAATCATATGGAAGATATGTTGAGACAACAACGCCCTGAGAAAAAGATTCGTAAAGCACAACGCAACCCACTCTATAAAATGAGGGGTATTGATTGGAATCCCTATGATGAGAGTTTAAAGACACATGGTAAAGATTATCGTGCTGATGATGCACCAGATGAGGAAGATTAATGAATCCTTTTGATTATGCACATGATTTGATTACAAAAGAAAATCTTGATAAAGAGATGTCTGACAGGAAAGACTATAAGACTTTTTTAATAAATAGAACATTGTCTTATCATTCAGATATAGTTCTCTTTATCAATGAACTAAATAGATACCCTGATATTAAACCGCAGATGCATTTTGATTATGTTCATAATGCAATACCAAAGAAACGTAGAAAGAAAGCATATTGGGCGAAGGGCAAGAAACTAGAGAATATGCAGACTATAAAGGAGTATTACAAGGTATCTAATCAGAAATGTCTTGAGGTCTTGTCAGTTTTATCTGATAAAGAGATCAAGGACATAGAAACCAAGTTATATAGGGGTGGCAGTTCTTAATCTTATAAATAATATATAATGCAACGATTTTAACTTGAGAGAGGAAGTAACATGAATGAGAATGTGAATTGGTCTATTGAAGATATGATCGAAGTCCGATTGAAAGAGGATGACGATTTTTTGAAGGTGAAGGAGACTCTTACTAGAATAGGAATAGCATCACGGCGAGAAAAAAAGTTATTCCAATCCTGTCATATACTACACAAACAAGGGAAGTATTATATTGTCCATTTCAAAGAACTCTTTGCCTTGGATGGTAAACCTACCAACTTATCCCATAGTGATATTGAACGTAGAAATACTGTTGTTAATCTTTTGAACGAATGGAGTTTGATTGAGATTGTTAAACCAGAAAAGGCTCAACCTACAACATCTATTCGACAAATGAAAATTCTACCATTTAGTGAAAAGGGAGAATGGGATTTACAAGCAAAGTACACTATTGGTAATGTTGCAATAAAGACATCTAAAGCGAGAGAAAACGCTGATGGAAAAAATACATTTATTATTGATGATGATGATTTCGCACTTTAGAGTGTTGGTAGTTGTTTTATTTTTAACTGGTTGTACAGCAGTTTATGATTTAACTATGAATACAGCTGCTGGTGCATTAGGTAATATGTTAGATCGAAGGGTTGAAGATAAATTAGGGAATGATGCTAATATGTCGGATGAAAAACTTGATGGTAAAATGCAAAGGAAAATTTTAATTTGTTATAAGAAAGATGAGGATAGATATTATGAATGTGAAGATAGTAAAGTTAATTAGTGGTGAAGATTTAATTTCAGAGTTAGTGGAGTCTGATGATATAATTGTAAAGAATCCAGTTGTTATGATTCCTGTGAATAAAGAGCAAATAGCTTTCCAACCTTGGCTTCCTTATGCCGAAGATAAGGAATATCTCCTTAAAGAAACACAAGTAGTTTTAATAGCTACACCAAGCGAAACAATAAGAAAAGAATATGAAAGAATGTTTGGTTCTGGAATTGTAACTCCTGCTCAAAATAGTATTATAATGTAAAGATTGGATAGTTTTACTTACATTATTCACCTCTTTATGATATACTACTATAATGAAATTCTATACTTACGCTAGTGTTATTGGTAATAAAGTCTATGTCAGAGACATAGATAATAAGGGCGAAGAACACTCTGAATTCGTACCTTTCAAACCAACAATGTATGTTGCTGCTCCCCCCGAAAAATCTACGTTTAAAACCCTAGACGGAAAACCACTCGCAAAATTAAATTTTCCTTCCATAAAAGAATGTCGGGATTTCATAGATCAATATGATGGGGTTACAAATTATCCTATCTATGGAAACAAGAATTATACTTTTCAATATATTTCTGAATCCTATCCCGAAGAAATGAAATGGGATATATCCAAGTTATTAATACATACGATTGATATTGAAGTTGCTTCGGATGAGGGGTTTCCTGATATTAGATTAGCAAATTCTCCAATTACTGCATTAACTGTTTATCATAGTATTAATGACACCTATTATGTTTTTGGTATGGGTGAGTATACCGCAAACGATCCAGAAAAAACAATTAAATATTTTAGATCAGATAATGAGGAAGAAATGATGCATTTGTTCCTTGAATGGTGGAAAGATAATATTCCGCATATTGTTACAGGATGGAATTGTAAGTTTTTTGATATACCTTATATTATTAATCGCATGAAGTTTTTAGATATTGATTTTAAGAAACTTTCACCTATTAATAGAGTTTATGATAAGAATACAATCGTAGCAGGATATGATAATATGTGGTATCAGATTATCGGTGTATCGACTCTTGATTATTTGGATTTGTATAAAAGAAATAGTTATAAAGTAAGAGAATCATATCGTTTGGATTATATTGGTCAAGTTGAATTGGGAATGGGTAAGGTTACGGATGAACAACTACAAGGTTATGATTTATACAAAACTGATTATCAGAAATTTATAGAATATAATATAAAGGATGTTGAGATTGTAAAGAAACTTGATGATAAGATGAAATTATTGAGTTTGATTATAACTATTGCATACGAATCCAAGATTAACTTTGAGGATGTATTCTCACCGATTAAGACATGGGAAGCTGTTATTTACAATTTTCTCAAGAAACAAAAGATTGCAATTCCGAAAAAGAAATCATATGTTGAAGATAGGATTATCGAAGGGGGTTATGTTAAAGACCCTCATATTGGATTGCATAAGTGGGTTGTAAGTTTCGATTTGAATTCTCTATATCCACATTTGATTCAACAATACAACATAAGTCCAGAAACTTTATATGAGGATGTTGTATGTGCAGATTCTAAAAATATTGGGGTGGATGGGTTGTTAGATAAGAAATTAGATACAGGGTATTTAAAATCTAAGAATTTAACATTGACTCCTAATGGTGTTCATTTCACAAAAGATAAACAGGGGTTTCTTCCGCAATTAATGAAATCTATGTATGATGATCGTGTTATCTATAAAAGAAAATTGTTGGAAGAACAACAAAGATTAGAGGATGGGAACTATACTAATAGACAGGAAGTAATTAATAATATATCAAATTATAATAATCACCAAATGGCCAAGAAGATTCTTCTTAATAGTGCGTATGGTGCTTTAGCTAATCAATATTTTCTTTATTATTCCCTAGAACAAGCAGAAGCAATAACAATGTCTGGTCAACTGTCAATTAGATGGATTGAAAGATGTATAAATAAATTCATCAACGGTTTACTTAAAACAGAGGACAAGGATTATGTTATCGCATCAGATACGGACTCGATATATATCACTTTTGATGCATTGGTTGATATGGTGTGCAGAGAAGGACTTGAAACTGAAAAAATTATATCCTTCTTGGACAAAGTATGCAAGGATAAAATTGAACCGTTTATTAATGAAATGTATCAAAACCTTCATGCGTATATAAATTCGTATGAACAAAAGATGGTGATGAAACGTGAGTCGATTGCAGACAAAGGTATTTGGACTGCTAAGAAAAGATATATTCTGAATGTTTATGATTCAGAAGGTGTGAGGTACAAAGAACCGAAGTTGAAAATTATGGGTATTGAAAGTGTCAGAAGTTCTACCCCTCAATGGTGTCGGGAGAATATTGAATCGTTGATAAAGACAATAATCAATACGGATGAACAAACAGTTATAAAAACTATAGAGGAATACAGGAATATCTTTAAGACATTATCTTTTAAAGATATTGCGTTTCCTAGATCGGTGAAAGGTCTTAGTAAATATAAATCCTCAAAAGATATTTACATTAAAGCAACACCGATTCATGTAAGAGGTACTTTGTTGTATAATTATTATCTGAAAGAAAAAAACTTAACAAGAAAATATCAACTTATTAGAGATGGGGAGAAAATAAAATTTGCATATCTCAAAGAACCGAATTTACTTGGTGAGAATGTTATTGCAATTTCAACAGTCTTACCTAGTGAGTTCGGTTTGGAGAAATATATAGATTATGATTTACAATTTGATAAATCATTCCTTCAACCTATAAAAAATATACTTGATGTTATTGGTTGGAAGTCTGAAAATATTAGTACATTAGAATCATTTTTTGGGTGAAAGGAGTTATAGTATGGCGACAAATACCTCAGTTAAGCTGGGTGGTGTAAATAGTTTAGTAAAACATTTAATAAAGGAGAGTTCAAATGATATGGCGTCAGTTGTATCCGCTGGGATTCTTGGTGATTGCTCTACTTTTTTGGATACTGGAAGCTATTCGTTGAACGCTTTGTTGAGTGGTTCTTTATATGGTGGTGTACCATCAAACAAGATCACCTGTTTAGCAGGATCGGAGTCAGTAGGTAAAACATTCTTTGCATTGTCAATCGCTAAGAATTTCTTAGATACTAATAAAGATGGTATGATATTATATTTTGAGAGTGAAGGTGCATTGACATCTGATATGATTAAGGAGAGAAATATAGACCCTGATAGGTTTGCAATCTTTCCAGTTGCAACAGTAGAAGAATTCAGAACACAATGTATCAAGGTTATAGATGGTATGCCAAAGGATCAAAAGTGTATGATATTCTTGGATTCATTAGGAAATCTATCTACAAAGAAAGAGATGGAAGATTCTACAAGTGGTTCTGATAAAAGAGATATGACACGAGCACCAGTTGTTCGAGGAACATTTAGAACTCTTGCAATAAAGTTATCCGCAAAAAATATTCCATTGATTATTACTAATCATACTTACGATAAAGTCGGGAGTATGTTTCCATCAAAAGAAATCTCTGGTGGTGGTGGAATTAAATATGCAGCTTCAGTTATTGTTACTTTGGGAAAACGCAAAGTCAAAGAAGGAACTGCGGTAATGGGTAATATAGTTAAATGCAAATTAGTTAAAGGTAGATTCACAAAAGAAGAATCTATTATTGAAACAATGTTAGATTATCAAACTGGTTTGGATAAATATTTTGGGTTGGTTGAGATTGCAGAGAAATATGAAATATTCAAAAAGGTTTCTACTAGGTTTGAAATGCCAGATGGAACGAAAGTTTTTGAAAAAGCAATTATTAAAAATCCCGAAAAATATTTTACTGAGGATGTAATGAAACAACTTGAAGATGCTGTATTTCAAGAGTTTAATTACGGTAGTAAAAAGGGAGATAAGGAAAATGAAACATGATTTATGTATGAAATGTTTGTGGGGAATTGTTGGTGTGATAATTATTGGTGGAATTTATTTGTTATCCTATAACAATGTTGATGAAATGGCAGTAAATGAAACAAATCGTTTTATATATTATTTAAGGGCGGTATTGTCTAAATGAAAACAATGATAAACAGTAATATAGAACAAACATATAATGCATGGTACACTTTTCAAGGATTGGCTGCACATTTTAGATATGATATAAATCATGCAGCCAGGGCTTATGATTATTTTAAATATAATGGTAAGTTGAATTTTAGTGGCATTGATTCTATGGAAAGGAGTTTCCGTAAACACGAAAATACTGGTAACTTTTCTATGCAAAGAAAAGTGTTTACAGATTTAGGGAAACGGTTTACGAATAAAGAAGCATTAATATTCTTTTATCTTTCTCAATTTACAAATGGTATTATGTACCCATCTCATTTTGATACGGAATATTATGATAGTTATGTTAATCGAATGAATAATGTTTATTCGCATTTAAAAGATGATATGGGTAAGATAAGAGATTATTATGAGAAGTTTGAGATTGGATTCAATGGTATTTTTACAGTAGAGGGTATTAATCATCCCCCTATTATGAAGTTGAGTTTATCCAAGACTATTAGTTTAGAAACTATGGTTATTTTGAATAATTTGATAAGGTTCATTCCTGATATTGATAAAGGGTTAGATGATCCTATTTGGAATTCTCATAGTTTTCTGGTGAAACAATATACTCCTTTTTTAAATTTAGATGAGAAAAAATCAAAGGAAATAGTGATGAATATTTTAAAGAAAGGGTGATATGGTAGATTTTAGGAAAGTACGACTTGAGACTTTGATTCTAGAGAATCTTATATATGATGCAAATTATGCTACATTAGTTGGTGTTTTTTTAAAACCAGAATATTTTAAAGAGACATCCGAGAAACAAGTTTTTATAGAAATACAAAATCATATAAAAGATTATTCAGAATCACCAAGTACGAAAACACTTGCAAGGTTACTTTTAGAGAGAACTGATTTAAGTGAACCATTACTTCAAAAGTGTATGGAAGTTCTGGAAAAGTTGGGAAAGAAATCAGACGATCCAGAGTGGTTGGTTTATGAATCAGAAAAGTGGGCAAAAGACCAAGCAGTATATAATGGAATCGTTGAAAGTATTTCTATATTAGAAGGTAAAGAAAAAAATAAATCCAAAAACGCAATTCCAGAAATCCTCACGGAAGCTCTTGCGGTTTCATTAGATACAAGTGTTGGTCATAGTTATTTGGAAGATGGTTCTGATAGATGGGAATTTTATCATCAAAAAGAAACTAAGATTCCTTTTAAGATGACAATGCTTGATAAGATTACAAATGGTGGTATCTCACCAAAAACTCTTACGGTACTATTAGGTGGAACTGGTGTTGGTAAAACACTAGTGAAAACTCATTTAACAAGTCAATATTTAAAACAAGGATTGGATGTTTTATATATTACTATGGAGATGGCAGAGGAACGTATTGCGGAAAGAGTTGATGCAAATTTGTTAGATGTTGAGTTGTATGATTTGCAAAAGATAGGTAAGGAATCATTTGAAAAGAAATTAAAAGAATTGAAAATAGGTAAGTTGGTTGTCAAAGAATATCCAACCGCAGGAGCTCATGTTGGGAATTTTCGTGCATTGATTAGAGAGTTGAAAATCAAAAAGGATTTCACACCCAAGATAATCGTTTTGGATTATTTGAATATTTGTTCATCAAGTAGAGTTAAGTGGGCTTCGAATATGAATACCTACATTTATATTAAGTCGATTGCAGAAGAAGTGAGAGGATTATCGGTAGAATGTAATGTTCCTATTATTACAAGCTCGCAATTAAATCGGGAAGGATTTACAAGTTCTGATCCTGATTTATCCAATACATCAGAAAGTTTTGGATTACCAGCAACGGCAGATTTGATGTTAGCAATTATTGCAAAGGATGATAGTTCTGGTGTAAATAATCAGATACTTTTTAAACAGTTAAAAAATAGATATAGTGATATATCTATGAATAGTAAGTTTCTAGTAGATGTCAATAAGAAGAAAATGAAGCTTATGGATATTGATGAAAATGATCAGCCAGTATTAGCTAATGATGGGAGTAATAAGTATTATGATAAGAAATCGGATGCTACAAGTAATGAAAATCCTTATAAATTTACGGTAAAACCTCAAAAAAGGGGTGCTGGTGCGTATGAAAATTGGAAGTTTTGAAATATTATAAATACTGTTATAACAGAGGAGATTTTCAATGCAAGATTTAACGATTTCTAAAGGTTGGTTTGGTGGTGATAAGGAGATTGGTGAAACCCCTATATTGAAGAAACTTTGTGAACATAAGGCAAATACTACTACATTGGATTATGATATAGGTATTGAATATTGTAATTTTTGTGGCGCATTAGGTCATTATTCAGTTGATAAAGACGCTGTAGAATGGAAATTGCCTGAATTTCTTGTAAAACAAAACTATAATTAAGTGATAAGTATTATAAATAGATATAATACTAATTACTGAGCAGAGGATTAAAACATGGCATTACAAAAAGTAGGTGCTGGGTCTTTCATAATGAACGATCACATCATACCTGATACCAATTCAGTATATGATTTGGGAAACGCCGAATTTAAGATTAGACATTTATTTCTATCTGACAATTCATTTTGGGTTGGTGATAATCATAAGGTAGATACAAGCGACGGCACATATAAGACAAGGAAACGAAAAAAAGGGAAAGTACCTCAAGGTGTTACTAATGCATTAATACCATCTGTCTATGGAGATGAGACAGCATTGAAAGCGGGTTTTAAAACTCAAATTCACGATCCTAATCCAGCTCCAATTCTTGATCCTGATGATGTTGCGAATTTCAATCCGCCAGTTAATAAGTGGCTAGAATTTATGACTTTAAACGGTCATCCTGATAAATCTGCTGACGAGATTTATGATAACGGTGAAGATTTTGAAGAAGAAAAAACAGGAGTTCCTAGTGGTGTTATTGTCATGTGGTCTGGTGCAATAGTAAATATACCAGAAGGTTGGCAACTATGTGATGGTACTAATAACACTCCTGATCTAAGAGATAGGTTTGTATATGGTGCTGGTAATACAGTAAACCCAAACACTACTGGTGGTTCAACTTCTACTGATGCTCATACATTGACGATTGCGGAAATGCCTGCACATACTCATAGTGGTCAGATGGGTGGTGGGCCAAGAGCAGATGGTGATAATCAAAAAGAAGTTGGTTCTGGAACTGTAACAGGTTCAACTGGTGGTGGTGGATCACATACGCATACTGGTACATTACCCCCTTACTTAGCACTTGCGTTTATTATGAAACTGCCCTAAAGGAGATTGAGTTTGATTACTGAGAAAGACTTACTTGATGATAAGATAACAACTATAAAGAATTTTCTAACTCCACAAGAATCTGTTGATTTTTGGTACTTGACAAATGAGTGTACATGGAGTTATGGTAGAGTATCTAATACATACTCTAATCAAAAACAAAAGAGGATGACACATAATATTGATCCTGATTCTTTTGTTAGAACAGATTTATGGAAAAGATGTAGTGAGTTGTTTGAAGATAAAATATCTTTAAGTCATGCATACATTAATATTTCAGATCATGCAACTGTTAGTTTACCTCACGCAGACGGTAAAGATAACGGGCCAAGTTTCTTGATATGTTTAAATCAAGAATGGAAAAAAGAGTGGGGTGGATATACTGTAATGTTTAATGATATGCATAGTAACGATATTATGCATACCGCAGTACCAGAGCCTGGTAAGGCTACTATTTTTAGAGGTTCAATATGGCACTCAGGAACACCTGTAAGTCATTTCTCTGATTATCCAAGATTTATGTTAACTATACATTGTTTTTTAGAAAAGGAAATTAATAAATGAGTACATTAACTATTGTTCCAGATGATAAAGTTATTTCGGTAGATGGTGTTTCCGTAGTTTGTGATTTCGAGATTGATTCCGATATTCATGCGGTTCAATGGAATGGAACTACAGGTCATGTTGAATGGAAACCGTTTGCAGGGAAAGAACAATTAAAATTATCTAATATAGGTGATTATCAATCTTATATAGATTTACATGGTGTTAAAAAAGCAGAACAAGAACAATCTAGACAGGATGCAGAAACAGCTGCACTCGCTCCTTTATATCAGAGAAATAGGTTGTCCGAATATGGTTCTATCGGAGATCAATTAGACATGATCTATTGGGATGGCAAAAACGGAACTAATTTGTGGCAAGAACACATTGATACTATTAAATCAAAATATCCAAAGGAATAGACAATGGAATTGAAAAGATATACCCAATGGTTGCAAGAAGATTTAGACTTGATTCTATTAGAGAAAAGAGTTGACACGACATTAAATGCATCTCTTACTGAGTTGTTACCAGCATTAGCATTTAATATGAAACAACATCCAACCTCTGTTGAAGATTTTAAGAAGTTTTTATATAAAATGAGTTTTAAAAATTCAAAGGTATTAGGTTCTTTTCCTAAAATGGATTTACCAGCTGCAAAATTAGTAATTGCTAAAATTCCTACTATGGATGTAAAGTTCTCAAAAACTAAAATTGAAAATGCACTTGGTATTACGGATTGGTTATATGATTTAGATTCACAGACTCCAATTAAAAATGTAGTGTGGGGTTATCGTGCAAAACCTGCTGGAATTCCTAAGACACACGCTGGAGATATTTTTGTATTCTTTAAGAATGGTGATAAACTTGGAGTTAGTTTAAAAGCAGGAACTAAGAAATCTAAAGAACCATTAAAGAATACTTATGTTGGAACGCAATATAAAAATCTAGGATATGATTTAGAACCATTATATAATGAATGGTGGACTAAGGTTTATTCTAAGATTCCAGGCGTAACAGATATTGCAAAGAAAAAGAATTATCATACTAAAGGTGTTAAGAACGAAGTAACTCAATTATATGTAGATTATTATTTAGAGAATGAAACTGAAGCAAATGTTCTTTATGCGAGGATGTTAAAAATTGCAAGAGAACATTTTTGCGAAATCGTTAATGACTTGAATGTTGATGAATTTAAAGAATGGGTTGCAACAACTTTCAATATCCAAAGAAAAGGAAAGAAGAAAGATGAAGTACCTTTGGTTCTAGTTAAAGCAGTTGGAACTACCGCAGAACAAAAAGGTGATGATATTGCAGACCTATTACCAATGACTACAAAGTTTCATGCGTACTTAAATCCAAAGTCGGTTCAAGAATATTTAATTGACATTTATACACCTCTAGATAAGAAAACATTAAAAATGACAATCCGTAGTGATTCTGGTGTTCGTAAAGAAAAGAAACCAGGCGCACAAGGAAGATTAGGTCAGTATTCAATGTTAAAGATGCAATATAGTGGCGTACTCTAATGTTATTATACAAAGAATTATTAAATGAAGATAAAAATACGCACATGGAACACCTTGAAGATGAAATCATCAACAATGGTGTTAGTGGTGCGAAATCTGCGGTAGAGTTTTTAAATTCCCTAAAGGATATGTTATCTGGTGGGAAAAGTAAAACTTCTATCACGGTGAAGTGGGATGGTGCCCCTGCAATTTTTGCTGGTATCAATCCAGAGAACGGAAAGTTTTTCGTTGCTACGAAATCACTTTTTAATAAGACCCCCAAAATAAATTATACGGTTGCAGATATTGATGCAAATCACGGTTCAGGCGGGCCTACAGATAAATTAAAAGTGGCAATGAAATACTTACCCGAACTTGGGATGAAAGGTATCTATCAGGGTGATATAATGTTTTCTAAAGGCGATTTAAAAAAGACTACTATTGATGGTAATAGTTTTCTAACATTTGGGCCAAATACTATCACTTATGCTGTACCCGAAGATTCTGACCTTGCATCTCAAATGAGAAGAGCAAGTATGGGAGTGGTATGGCACACCAAGTATACAGGAAACACTATTGAATCATTGTCTGCACAGTTTGGTGTGGATTCAAATATATTTAAGAAAACTAAAAATGTTTGGTTTGATGATGCGTATGTAAAAACTGCAAACGCAGCTATGTTTACCACAAGTGAAACTAAAACATTAGGAAATAAAATAAATCAGATTAAAGGTTCGATTAAAAAGTCTGCGAAGTTCTTAAACGATTTAGGTAAAGATAAAAGTAAATTCGGACTTGCAACCCTGATGAAAGTATTTTTTAATACGAAGATTCGATCTGGTGCTGGAATTTCTGATACTAAAAAACTAGTAAAAGAATTCGGTGTCTATTACATGGAAAGAATTGACAAAGAGATTGTTACAAAGAAATCTGAAAAAGGTAAACAGAAATATAAAGATATTCAAAAAGAAGGTAAAAAG